CGCTGCCCGTGATCGTCTCAGCCGTAGCGTCCGCAAGGTAAGCCCCGCGAATATCACCGGGCATCCAGCCGCTGTTGTAGGCAGTGGTGATTCCAGCAAGCATGGTGTTTGATGCCTTGTTGCCACGCTTTTGAAGCAACAGACCTTTTGCAGTAGCGGCATTGCTATTCGCAATTGCGTTACAGGCGGCACCAAAGAATGCGCTCGAAATAGTTGTAGGGTCTGAGAATGGTGTGGCATCGGCAATTACCAGCGGATTTCCACCCCAAGTGAATCCAGCGGTCAACTGCGAAACGGGTAGGCTTTCAGTCAAGTGACCGTAATACGTGCTGGACAAACTTCCACGATTGGTAAATGAAACCCGATCATGCGGCTGCGTTCCAGAGCTATTCACCACCGTGCCATCACCTTTAATCACCGACACGCCACCCGCAGTCGCCACAGCAATGGTGGGCACAGGCAGGCCGGTAGCCGGGTCAATCGGCACAGAGTCTAGGACAGTAATGGCGACATCATTGACCACACTGCTGGCAATAGTTAGAGAATTTATCAGGCTCTGCGAGCCCAAAGAATTTCGATCTGATGTACGACCTTGAACCGCGAAAGTTCCTGTAGATGTACGGCAAATAGCCGAATCTTTTATCAGGCTTATCTCATACTCATAGCCCGCCAAAGTACCAGCAAATCCAGCAACTAACATGCCGTTTATCGCGGCAATACAGACATTGGAGATCATTGTGCCTGTTTGAAACCATGCAGTTCCCCCGGTAGCAATCTTGAACACCATCCACATTGGTGCGGTGGGTTGAGTCAGGTCATAGATCACCACCCGCGCGATCTCGGCAACAATCGCCACTTGCTCCGGGAACTCCCGCACATTCCCCCGAAAAATCTCGGTCTGTGCCGAGGCCGACGTGGGCGCATAGAACTTGCCGTCCGCAGTGGACTGGTATGCCCCACCCACGACAGAACCACAAGCCGCCCAACCGGCGGCATTGCTCGCAGCCTGGCCACCCCAGATGCCGGTGAAGCCAAGCGCTTCCGTGTACCAGCTCTTGTCTGTACAGCGCTTGCGCCAGGCGCCGCCATCGCTGTCCTCGCTCGTGTCATAAATGATGGCTTTAACGATGGCGCCCGAGTGCATGATGCGGCTGATCGGCGCCAGGGCCTCTGTTGGGTAGGTGCTGGCAGCCCAGGCAGCAATGGCGGCATCGCGCGCGGCCGTAGCCTGGGTGCCTTGCGCCAGGTTATCCAGGGCCAGGGCATTGGCCTCGGTCTGGAATTGCACCAAGGCTGCGTTCCAAGTATCGGCACGGGCTGCAAAGTTGGCCGTATCGCTTCGGCTGGGTGGTGATGGGAGTGCGGAAAGCATTATGTGAGACCCTCGATTTCAAGTGAGCAAAGTGACCTGGTGGGATAAGCGATGACGATGGAGAAATCCTTGTAGAAGCCCAGTGTGTTCAGAACCTCAAAGCCACTGGCATCTGTGCCGATCCAGGCACACGGCGTGGCTCGCACGGAAGCCAAGATGCTCTTGACTTTGTTCAGTTGGGATTTCATGAAAATGAGGTCCACCCCAATGCGATCGCTGTACGGGCGCTGCACAAAGGTGACCACGCCAAAGGCATCGGTGTCTTTGCGGCTGTAATCGGTGATGCCGCTTGTGGCACCCAGCTGAACGTCGCCGAGCTCATAAAAGGTACCCAGCAGCAAGGTGCCGCACTTGACGCTCCCAGTGCCGGAGACGGTCGCGGTAATGTGAGCATTGCCGTACGGTGGCAGATCGCTCAGCACCACTGAAGTGAGCTGCACTGATGGCTCAAAGTAGTACTGATACCAGTCAGTTATCACCGTGCCGTCCAGCGTCACCGTGCGGGTGTACACCACGGGCCCCGCCAAGCCATCGCGCACAGTTACTGTGAGCGTCGCGCCAACCAGGCCAAACAGGCAAATGCTGTTGCACAGTCCAGGCTTCACGACCACCGACAAGCTGCTTGTGGCCACAGACTGGGTACTGATCTGCGAGTCAAACATCGCCCAGGTGTTCGTCGGCCCCTTATCCGTCCAATACAGAGGGCTTGTCTCAGGCGTGTTGCCGGTCGACGGGCCCTGAATGCACTGGTAGACGTGATTGGTTGTGGTCCGGATAACGAATGCATCCAGTGCATAGGCTGTGCCTGCATTCCACGCGCCATAGGCTTCGGCGGCCGTCGTGCTGATCAGCATTGCTGCGGTCAGCGCCGTGGGTTTGACTACTTTCATGGGGCGGCCACCGTCTGCAGGGAGTTTCCATCGGGCGTAATGCGCTTCAAAACGCGCGCAGTGAGGCTACTGGAGACCGCGATCGCACGCAGTGCGTAGTTCATGGCCTCCAGCTGCAGGCTCTGCTCAGCAACCAACGCCTCCAGCCGCTCCGTGTTCCCGCTGCGGCTCATGCTGCGCAGTTGGGTGGTGTTGAAGATGTGGCTCGGCCCGGTGACTTCCAACTCGGGACCGTCTTCACCGACCCAGCGTGCACCACCCGAATGGGAGCCACCACCTGCGAAGGCAGGGATGCTTTTGCCAGTCAGGGCCTGAATGACGGCATACAAGCCCTTGGCCGTACGGTCAGAACCGGCGCGCACAGCGTCCGAAATGACTTGCTCAGCTGACTTGCTGGAGGCATCCAGCGCGGCCAAGGTCGCGTCAATGTCACTCAGCAAGGCATTGCTTTCTGCCGCGTAGTTCTGCGGCGCGTTGTCCTGCAGGAGCTGGGCTACCGACTCGGATTGCGCCAGGAAGGTGCTGATCAGCGAGTCCTGGCCAGTGGCTTTCAAGCTTTCAATCAGGGGCCCCAAAGTGCTGTTGAGCTTGTCCGCATGGCTCGCCAATACGGTTCCATCACCCTGGCTGGCTTGCGCCAGGCTGTAGGCGGTAGCGAACTGCGCTTTCAGGCTCGCCGCTTGTGACTCAGGGCTGAGCTGCGAAAACCTGTAGTTCGCTACCGTAGCCAGCAGGTTGCTGGCGCTCGTGCTCATCAGGTTGGCCAGTGCTTTCTGCGCCTCGTAATACTTGACCGTCTCTAATCTCAGATTTGTGAGTTTGGCGACGGATTTGCTCGCATCAATGGCGAAGTTCTGCAGCGCATTTTGGTAGTCCAGCAGTGCTTTGGCCGCGGCTGCAGCAGCTGCAGACTGCGCAGTTGCAGCCTGGGTGGCCGCCGTATTGGCAGCTGCAGACATTGAGCTGGCACTCGCAAACGACCTTTGCGCATTTGCGACCTCCACCTCGGACTGCGCCAGTGCTCCATTGGCAGCCTGCAGAACAGCCAAGCTGTTGCCCCGCTCAGCTATGAACTGGTCAATCTCAGACGCCCCATGACCCCAGGTGGTCATGTAGTCATAGTTCGAGAGCCTGTTGGTGGACGCGTTGTACTGGAAGGCGGTATTTGATTGGTCAGGAGCGCCTCCAGAGATTGCATTACTGTTCACCCGTATGTCGTGGCGCGATCCCGCGTCGTAGAGCTGCTGGCGCGCTGCATCAAAAGTGGCAGGGAGTGCAGCTGCATAAGACATCGCCGAACTCAGGACAGCTTGCGCGTTGTTCATGTTCGCAGCCATGACGGCAGCTTTGCTTTGTGCAGCAGTCTGGGTCGCATTTGCAGCCCCGAGGGCAGCATTCGCGCTGATGAGGTCAGCATTCCCCGGCAACTTGGTGTTGATCCCGGCAATGCCAGCCAAAATGCTTTGCTTACTCATCTGTGTGGGATTGACGATGCTCAACGCCGCTTCGCGCACTGCAACGCGTTCGGCGCTGATGGCATCCACGGTCGCACTGATACGGGTTCCCAGCTTGTCAAATACCTGCCCGACGGTGGCCATAAAGGTGGTGGTATCCACACCGGCCAGAGCAACGGCCAGTCCCTCAAAGTCAATCACAGCCTTGCCGCTGGCACCGCTGAGCCCGGTTATCTGATCACGCAGATTCAGAGCGGACTGTTGCGCATCGGTCAGGCCCGTGGACAGGCTCTCGATGTGGCCGTTAAAGGTCAGCACTGGCGAGCTGGTGTCAAGCATGACTGCGTGTACCTGGCTGATGCCGCCAACAAACACGTCCACACCATCCTGTACAGCGCCCAAGCTCAAAGCTGCTGCATCCAGCACCGGCACCAGCCGCATATTGGCGGTGACAGTCTTCAGGATGGCCGTAGCGGTGTCGGTAGCCATCTTGTCGACGAGCGCGGCCGTATCGCTGAACTGGGGAGCCAGTTGCAGCAAGACTGCATAGGCGGCCCGGCCGCTGACGGTATTCAGGTCCATCGACGCAGCCACGTCGCGCAAGGCTTGTTTGCTTTCAGGCAGGGCTATGCCGTAGGCCTTCAGGGCATCCGTCATGGCGTTTTGGCTGTTGGCAACCTTTTCGGCGTCGCTGTAGTAGCTGTCGTAAAACGCCTGGCTGCTGCTGGCCAGCTTGTCCAGGCCGCCGAATGCATCGGCCAGTTTGGAGGCAGCGTCGGCGCCGGCCATGCTCACGTCAAACAGCCTGTTGCGCAGCATTGACAGCCAGGCATTGGCCTGGAGGATGCTGGTTGACAGGCGCGAGAGGGTGACACTGGCCGTCTCACCGCTCTTGGATAGCTCCAAAATTCCCGGGGCAACAGCGACAGCGATGCCATCGGCAACGCTGGTGAACATCGCATCAACAGCCTTTTTGTTGGCAGCCGCATCAGAGCCCAGTGCAACAGATACGTCTTGGCTGTAGGACAGGATCTTTTTGGCATCCAGGCCCAAGGATGCAGCCATGCCAGCTGCAGCGACCTGGATAGAGGCAAAGCCCATGGCGAAGCTGGCCGTGGTCGACGAGTCAAGCGCACTGAGGTTTTTGCCGGAGCTGGAGCCAGATCCACCAATGCCAAAGAAGCCACTGGAGCCGTCGTTCTGCCAGGTCTGGTAGTTGCTGCCAGAGAAGCCGCTGCCAGAAAACTTACCCTGGATACCGGCTCCAGTGGTGTATTCGTGGCCGCCACCAAAGGCATTGTCAATGGCACTTCCAACCCATTGCCCGACCATTGATCCTAGCGGGCCGCCAAAGTAAGTGCCGATTCCCGCGCCGACGGCCGCGCCCCACTGTCCGCCGGCCGCAAGCATGGTCGCATTCAAATAGCCCAGTCCATTGCCAACCATGTTCAGCTTGTCGGCCATCGCGCTGAAACCACCGGCTTCGCCAATGTTGCCCATCATGGACTTGCCCAGGCTCTCAAAGCCCATGCTGTAGACCTTCTCACCGGCAGAGTACAGCGCTTGGGTGGCCGATTCACCGAAGTTGGAGAACCAACCACCGATGCCAGACAGCAGGCTGGAGCCGTTCACCACAGCCGCACCACCATTCACTGCGGCCGCAGCGCCATTGACTGCTGTGCCGGCTGCACTGGCGGCCGTCGGGTTCAGCAAGGAAGCACCAAAGGCGGCGATCGGTTGAATGATGGGGCTCAGCACCAGGCGCGCAAACCACTCCTTCATGTCTTTGATCAGCTTCTTGGTGGCGGACTCACCGCCTTCCGCGATCGCGCTGTACAGGCCATCGCCAATTGACTTGCTGGATGCGGCCCATGCCTCCTCTGCCTTCTTGGCTTCATCGGCTATGGCCTGACTCAATCCGGCCGTAGCATTCAGACCCGCCAGCTCGCGCTTCTTCTTGGCGGCCACATCGGCAGCATCTGCCAGCTGCAGGATCAAATCGCGGTTGCCCGAGAGATCCGCGTTGGAACGCAGGATATTGGCATGGTCTTCATCATCCTGGGCGTGGGCCAGCAGGCGCGTGGCGTTCAGGTCATCAATCTGCGCTTTGGTCAACCCAATGGTCTCGTTGTATTCGCGCTGCTTGGTGATCCTGTCATCAAGCGAGTCAGCTTCCTTGTAGGCAGTACTCAGCAGGGTTTCATTGGCCTTTGCCAGGCGCAAGCGCTCAGCGCCATTCAGAGCCAGCGCCTTGGTGTGCAGGTCAATGCCCTTGGTCTCCAGCGCGATCAGCGCCGCCTGGACGCCATCGCGCACCACAGTGGTCTGGCCGCCCTTGGCCAACTGCGCTTGCTTGGCGGCAATCTCTGCCTGCACAGCAGTCTGCTCAGCGGCATTGCTTTGCAGCTGCAGAGCCAGCTTGTCGGCAAAGTACTGCGCTTCGGACTTCAGGCCGTTGCGGTAGCTTTCCTCATTGACGATGTCACGCTCCTCCAGTCCTTGGCGTGATACGGCAGTCTGCTTTTCAGCTTCAGCCTTGGCGATCGCATAGTGCGCGTTCGCCTGAGCATTGGCCTCGCCCATACCCTTTTCGCGCAGGGATTTCAGGTCCTCATTGAGCTTGACCTGGATTGCTTTCTTGGCTTCTGCTACCTTGGATTCCCGGTCGGCCAGCGCCTTCGGGTCCATGTTGCTGTTCTTCTTTTCAGCGGCCAACGCTGCATCCAGCGCAGACGTTTCATCCTTGGCTTTAGCAGTCAACGCGCTGACGGTCTTTTCCTTGCCCAGCAACTCATCCAGTGCCTTACTGGCGGCTGCGCTGTTGAGCTGAACCTGGGTGCCGGATTGGTTTGAGATGGCAGCGGCCGCTGTGGCGCTAGATTGGAGACTGGTGATTTGGGTATCAATCTGCTTCAGCTGCACTTGCATGCCAATCTCGTAGTCATCACCGATTAGCCACGACATGATGCTGGCCCCGACGCCCGGCTTCTTTTTTTCCTGATCGAGCTCGTCACGCTTGTCCTTGAGCGCGCTGATCTGCTGATCCAATGCACTGGTGTCCCGGCTCTCGGACTTGGTGCCGGCCGCGTTGTTGGCATCAACCCGATCTTGCTTGAGTCCTACGCCTGCAGCCTTGTTTGCCTCACGGTTCATGTCTACCAGGTGCAGCACCAGCAATGACACCGCAGCAATGGCAATACCCACTGGGCCGCCCAGAGCACCGACGACAGATCCGAACACGCCACCTGACACCGATGCAGCCTGCTGCGCGGCGCCCAGCTGAGCCGTGGCCACCGCAGCAGCTTCTGTCGCCGTTGCCTGGGCGGCTGTGGCAGCAGCAATAGACGCCTGCACACTGGCTTGCTGTGTGCCAAGCCTGGCAAGCTCCGACAACAGTGCAGACTGGCGCACCTGGGCACCGGCCAAGGTGTTGGTGGCTTCCGTCACCATGGCCAGCGCAAAGCTCTGGGCCCCAGCAGCCTTGGCGGCTGCCAACTGTGCCTCTGCCTGGGCGATGGTGACTCTGGTGGAGGCCATCTTGGCCACCACCTCGGAGCGCGACATATCCAGGGCCGCTACACCGGCAGCCAGGAAAGACAGTTTTGCGCCAGTCTCTGCAACAGTCGCCTGGGCCGAAGCTTCCTTGGCCGCGAGCTCGACCAGGTAGGCGGCAATCTTTTCACGGGCTGTCAGCGTCACTTCCGCATTGACAACCGCCTCTGCAGATCCCTGCATGGCCACCAGACGCGAGGCAGCCGACGCCTCCAGCATGGCGACAGTCGAGGCTTGCCATCCGGCTGCCATGACGCCGAACTTCAGTGCACCATAAGTCTGTGCGACCGTCACGATCGCGTCACTGTGCTGAATGGCAAACTGAGTCGCTTGCCCCAACGCAGTGGCCATCACCTGAAAGCTGCCGGTTAGGGCCGACAGTTTGGCGATATCCGCGTCGTTGCCCAGCGCATCGGTGATACCTTGGGCTTGCACCTTGAGCACTTCGGCCAAGGGCGCAAAGATGGCCGCCGACGACTTCACCAGCTGCTCTTCCATGTTCTCCATGGTGCCGCGAAACGTGTGGGTGTAGGCCTTGCCGGCCTCATCGAAGCCGGACATGCGATCCATCAGGAACTTGAACAGCCCATCGCTGCTGGCCTTGGCCTTGGCAATGTCGGCATCCTTGAGCCCCAGCGCCGTGGCCAGTGTGGAACTGGCCGGGGTAATGCCGCCCTGCACCAGGTCGCGCAGCTCCTGCACCACCTGGCTGCCCGACATGCCTAATGCTTTGACTGCGTTCACACCGGTGGTGGCCAGCTGGCGGATATTGTCCAGGCTCATGCCGGCGGCAAGTCCTGGCGCCACCATCGCCTGGAATGCATTGACCAGCTCCGGCGTGGTGGCGGCCGTCATCATTGCATCGCGCTGCAGCTTGGCGGTGATATCGCCAGCAATGGCCATAGCCTGCACATAGCTGGTGGCCTGTCCATTGATAGCGGTCAGGCTAGACAAGATGCCAGCCATGCCGGTGCGTGTGACTTCGGTCTGAGCTGCGAATGCAATGCCACTGGTGGGCAGCCGCGCCAATGCGTCTGCCAGGCCGCTGGCCATGGAGCTCATCACACCAAACACAGCCCCGGCTTTGCCCAAGTCCAAGAGCGACGCGTTCAGACCAGCACTGGCATTCTGGGTAGCTCCAAGCGCCTGTGCTGTCTGGCCGGCATGGGTGCTGATGCTCCCCAGGGCGGCATTGGCATCCTGTGCAGCAATGACCACTGCCTTGCCGTCTGCAGTAATCCTGATTGCAACTTCATTCGCCACGCCGCTTACCCCTTTGGTTATCTGCCCACTGCCAGGCTGGATTAGCCAGTCACCGAATCAGGATTTACGGGCCTCACGTTCATTCAAAATCTGCACTGCCTCACGCTCCATTTGCCGGTACTGGCCTACCACCAGAGCGCGCTTGGTACGCGAGAGCCCGAGCCAGCGCGCCTCTTGCTCTACATTCACCGATTGCGCTGCCGACCAGTGACCGCCATTCATTCCGATGCTGAGCTGCCACTGGCTTTGGCAGGCCATGAAGAGATTCAAGGCGTCCAGGTGTGCCGGGTGCACTTCGCAAACTGGCTCGGCCTCCGGTGTCTCCTGTACCTCTTCGCTGGCTGGCTGCAATCCAAAACACTTGAGCGCCTCCTCAAACTCAGCTTCATCGCCCGCCGTGGTTTCACGCCCTGGGCGCAGGGCGTGGCGGACGATGTCGATTAGTTTTTTGCCGGACCGTTGACGTAGTTGTCAAAGAAGCTTTTGACAATGGCCGCTTCAATCGGCCAGATCTTGCAAAGACGGTCCACATTGGCGGGTGTGAAAGCCATGGGCGTGCGGTCCTCCTCCACCAGGTCAGGGCCAAAGCCCACGAGCAGCTCGTCGAGCACCTCGCGATCCTTCAAGGGCGCGGCATCCACATCCTGGGATGCTGCCTTGGCACGGGTGCGAATGTCTTTGAGGAGCTCGTCCACCTGCTCTTTATCCAGCGCTTTGAATACGACACTGAACTTCACGCGGTCGAAGCGACCGTTATCGCCGGGGACCATGGCAACGACAGGGGCGACAAAGGTCGGCTTTTGGCTAACTACAAACATGTTTATTCCTTGAGAAAATAGGGAGGGTAGAAATCAGAGGCTGATCAGCTTGACCTCATCGTTGCCGGCTACAGGGTTGAAACCAATGTCAAACCCGATCAAGCGCTGGCCATTGAAGTCCACCTTCTTGGGGTTCAGCAGCTGCGCACCTGGTGCAAAGACCATGATCTTGTTGCCGGTCACATTGCCGATCACAAATCCCAAGCCTGTTGTGACATTGCCCTTGACGTTGGCGATCTGTGTCACCTCTTGGGCGGCCGTCAGATCCAGCTCGACCGTGCCTTTGACATTGCGATCAGTTAGCACCACCTGTTCCAACGTGAGCAGTGGACTAAAGGCTGTGGAATTACCCAGATCCAACGTCAAACCCGAGCTGTTGAACGGCGTGCCACCGGACAATGCGCCGGTTGCGTAAGTGCAGCCCAGCGTAATGTCTGTCACATTCGCCTTGGTGACCGTGGGGGGAGTCTTCCAGGCAGTCAATACGGCCGTAGCATTGGCAGCAGCCGATGGCGTGCCGTCCACACCGATGAAGTCAAACATCAGCTTAGGCGCCTCACCCGACTTGGCAGACAACTTGACATTGCCGAACGCGCCCAGCATCTTGTGCAGCAGGCCGTCGTCATACCAGTAAATTGTCAGCGTCTTGAGCAAATCGGTAATGGGTGCGTACTCCACCCGGTTAGGTGTGACAAGACCAAGCGTTTCGCTGAATGCGCAACCTAAGAGCAATTGCCCCCATGCAGGGCCAGTGGCGGCCAGGCCGGCACCGGCGAGCAGCACTTCAAAGCTGCATTTGACGCAACTGGTAGCCACCAGGTCAATGGTTCCACCAAACCACGGTGTGACGGTATTGATGGCGACCATCTTGGCATCCACCGGAGTGATGGAGAGGTTGGCCACCTGGATGGCATTGGCTGCACCGGTGGGCACAGCATCGGTGCCGGTCGTGGTTTCGACTTTGGCGAGGACAACGGTTTTCTTAATCAGACGGGCCATTTATTGCTCCAGTAGTTAGGCGATGGGTTAGGCAGAAATTGCCGGTGGCGCATAGGGCGCGCTGGGCACCCAATCGGACAAGACGGGGTCCCAGGTCCAGCTGCCACCCCCGGGCACTGGTGTGCTCTCGGGGGTGGGTTTCTGCACAGCTTCTTCGCTCTCGGGGGGTGTATTTTTTATAGCCATCAGGCGCTCCAGTAGTAAGTTGTCACTTGAAATTCATCGGTCCACCACAGGCGGCCTTTTTCATCAAACTCGACCATGCGGCCCGAGGTGAACGTCACGGCCTCGCCAGTGGATGCATCCGGTACCCACCCGACCAGGGCTGCGCGCAAATTCATGCGCAGCGTATGGAGGTCATCCAGCGCGGCGTCTCCCTGCACATCACGCAGGTTAGTCAGCACATGGACCACGCCGAACAACTGGTTGACGCTTTGCCCGGTAGTGCTCAGCATTCCCATATCAGCACCCTGCTCACCCAGAGGCAGCACAAAAGCGGCTGGCAATGCCACAACGCCCTCACGGGCAGCAAGCATGGCGGCACTGGTGCCAATTGCCTTGAGGCCAGTAAGCTGGGTTTTCAGGCGGGCGATGATGGGCTTCAGGTCCATGACGTTCTCAGCTCAATAGCCAGACAGCGCGTCGGTGCTGAATACCTGGTCCGGCGCCTTGACAGCCACCGCATTGCCACGCCCTGTGGTAGCGGCCGTGAGTGGCGTGCTACCTGCCAACTGCACATCACCGCTGGAAATACGCTTAAGCAGGCTCACCGCATCCTCATAGCGTTGGCGTACCGCCGTGGTCGCGCCATCCCGCATCAGGCAGTAGCGGGCAATGTCGGCTGCCAAGCGCACCAGCACCACCGGAGTGGATACCAGCGGCAGGGCATATCGGGTAGCCAGGTAGCTGTCGATTTCGGCATCTGCATCGCTGAGCGCACGCCCCAACACCGTGGTGTCAATGACAGTGCCATTGATCCGGTCGGTGAGCTGTGCCAGTTCGGTCGCACCAAAGCGATCGGACAGGTCAGACTGGATGGCGTAGGTCATGGCTGTGCGTCAGGGCGTGGTGGTCTTCAGACGGGCAGCTTGGGCAACTGCGTGCTGGTTTCCACCACCGCATTCACTTCAAGCAGCTGAGGCAGGTCCGACTCGCGCACGTCAAAGGTGTCGCCAACGGCCACGTCCACCAGGTCGTACTGCACGGGCACCAGGGCCGTCACAGTTTTGGTTGCGGCATCGACCAATGCCTTCTTTGCTGTTGCCATGTTCAATTCCTCAAAGTTGGGTTTAAGTGCAGCGGCTTAGGCCACAGCGTTTTGGAAGTAAAAGCCCGCATCAGGAGCCGAGATGACTTCCTTGACTGACTCGCCAACGCGCAGCTGTTGACCGCCGCGCAGGCCCTTGGTGGATTGCATGGTCCCCACAACGCGATCGCCAAACTGGGCAGTAAAGCCGTAGCAAGGTTGATCTGCATTGGCCAAGTCGGTACCGACATAGAGCAGCGCACAGTGCTTACCCCAGACACGGCTGAAGGTCGGGGTCTGGCCCTTTTTATTGGTATTGACAAAGCCAGTTCCCACCACAACGTCGCGCACTTCCAGCAGGTCAGCCAGTTGCTTGCGAGTGATCGCGCCGCCGGTTTGGGCGGAAGCGTTGGCGGCCTGAATCAGCCGCGGATGCTGGCGCAGTTTGGTCCAAACCGCTTGACCCAACACGATCATGTTGGGGCGAAACAGCGGGGCATCCAGCGCGGCCAGGAGGGCATCCAGCGGGTTACTATTAGCAAAGTCATTCCACTGCGAGGTGCCCGACAGGGTTGCCTGGTTGGAACCAGAGTAGTTGGCGGCATTGAAGACAGTGTTGGCCACACGGATTTCTCGGTCCAACAGCACCAGGCCCGTGAGCAGGCTGGTACTCTTGGCCAGCGGGCTAACAGAGGCAGCTGTCTTCGTCATCGCGTCCCAGGCTTCAATTTCATCATTCGGTACCAGGTCGTCCAGACCCCAGTCAAAGCACTCGTCGTTGACCGCAGTGCCACCGAAGTCCACCATGGTGGGATCACTTTTGCGGCCAACGCGGGTAGCCGGCACGGTGTAGCCGTCGGCCTGGTTGTACTTCGTGTAAACGAATTTCTTGGGTGTGAGGATGCGCGGCAGCACGGTGTCCGCGATCATGTCGATGTCGCGGTTCTTGTAGCCAATGGCTACGGCGGTGAGCTCGGGGTTAACGAAGAAAGCAGTGGTGGCCATGGTGTCGTTCCTAGTTCAGTTGAAAATTAATCTGCAGCGGCGGGAAGTTGGGCTTAGCCCTGCATCACACCCGGCTCCAGCAGCACGCGGATCACGTCGCCAGCGGCGGTCGCAGCTTCCAGCGCAACGCCAATTACTCGGTTGTTCACGCCTGCAGCTGGTGCAGCAGTGACACCGCGACCGACTGCATCCGAGGTAACCATGGCGCCCTGGGCAATGGCAGCGCCCGCTTCGACAAAGGCAATGCCCAACAACACCGTGTCGCAACGTTCATTGAGGGCCGGAGCCACATCACTATTGACACCAATCAGGCTGTCGGTGGCAGCAGCGGCTGGCGTAACGGTATCGAGAGCAGAGAACTTGACAATGCGGTAGGCCGCGATGGCAGCAGCAGCGGTAAAGCTC